TGCCACCGAGAGGGCAACCAATAATAAACGCATGCGTCGTGCCACCCCCGATCAGAATCGCCGTTCCTTCTTCACCACCGACACCTCTTCCCGTTTCGCCCATCTTAAACACGGCTTCACGGCGGTTTTCCCGCGCTTCTCGAAACCTCGCGACTTCACCGATCTCCTTGATGAATGCAGCGAACATGTGCTCGACTCGTGGTTGTCCAAACGCACCCTCAAGGATATTATGCGCTGTCTCTCCGACGAGGATGTGGACTGGGACATCGACCATGCCCGCGCTTTCCTCAAAAGTCAGAAGGTCGTCAAGAAATGGTTCTCCGAGGCCCGTCCAGGCCAGACTGTGATTACCAACCCCCTTCAGAAGACCTTCCGTGACGCTGTCTACGCGCGCCTCATAGAAACGGTCGTCCTGGCTGAGTGTCCGGAGCACGTTTACATCCACCTACGCCGCTCCACTGACGACCTCAAAACGTGGTGCTCAGACCATCTAACTGGTGTCGAATCCTTCACTGAGACCGATTACACGGCTTGGGATTCAGGGATCGACGCACCGTTCTTCAAGTTCGACGCCTGGTTGATGACTCAGGTCGGGATCCCCCAGTGGTACATCGACGTGTACCTGGAGGAGGCGTGCACCACCACGAGTTTCCGTGGTAATCTGGGCCTGAGCCAGAAGTCCGGCAACCGCTACACCTTCCTCTTCAATTCCCTCCGCAACTTGGCCCTGACCAATCACACTTACTCCAACCTACGCCGGGTACCGCAGGCCTATGGCGGTGATGACTCCCTAATTGCGGGGCACCCACCCTGCGCCTCACGCTTCGTTGCGCGTCGTTGGCCCATGCACCCCAAGGTCGTGCGTTCCTCCCAGGGCCATCTGTTCGGGCACCTGATCGTGAACGGCGTCCTCACCTACGACTACGAGTACATGCACCACCGCCTTGTGACCGCCATCACGGAACGCCCCAGGGACCGTGACTTCTTCCGCAGCTTCGTTGACCAGATGGCTGCCTTACCCGCCCCTGATTCCGAGTGGTATGCCGCTTGCCATGACCAGCTGGTTTCACACCTCCATCGCTTCTCCATGCCTTTCGACAGTTATTTCCAGAATTATGCTGAACCCCCTCTTCTTGCCAGTGCCTTTATCGATGTAACTTCTGCTGAGCGCTTCCCTGTCACTTGGGGTGATTAGGCGTCCCCCCCGTTTTCCTCTGTGTCCTCGGCCCCACCTTTTCCTGGTCTTTAATTCCCTTTCCAATTCCCTCCACCCTTGGGCTCCAACAGCCCCGGCCATCCCTCCGTTATGGAAGAACCTGCCCCCACCGAAAACTCTCCACCGTGCGGTGGTAGGCAGTTCGGTCTTGCCCTCCTATGGGCCGACACGGACTCTGGTTAAAAAAAAAAAAAAAAAACCCGCAGGAGGGGAGGGGCCCCCTCTGGAACCCC